TAAATAATGGATTTTATGATCCAGAACTATTACATGAGTACACAGAAGGCGAATGGAATTATATTAATAACTTTATTAAGCATACACGTGACGAAGATTTTACTTATGTTGCAATGGAACAATTCCGCGGTAAGTACCTAGTGCAAAATCGTGTAACAAATCAGATCTTTGAAACACCGCAAGTATGTTATGCATTAATTGCGGCAACGTTATTTGCACATTACCCAAAGAAAGGTAAAAAAACACGTTTGCATTGGGTTAAAGAATACTATGATGCAATTAGTACACATCAAATTAGTTTACCTACGCCTGTAATGGCGGGTGTGCGTACACCACAAAGACAGTTTAGTAGTTGTGTATTAGTTGAAACAGACGATAGTTTAGACTCTATTAACGCAACAACAAGTGCTATTGTTAAGTACGTAAGTCAAAAGGCAGGCATAGGCATTGGTGCCGGTAGAATTAGAGCATTAAACTCACCTATTAGAAGTGGCGATGCATACCACACTGGCGTAATACCTTTTTATAAACACTTTTCAACTGCTGTTAAGTCATGTTCACAAGGCGGAGTTAGAAGTGGCTCAGCAACATTGTATTATCCAATATGGCATTTAGAAGTAGAAGATTTACTAGTTCTTAAAAACAATAAAGGTACAGAAGAAACACGTATTAGAACATTAGATTACGGTGTTCAAATGAATAAACTTATGTACGAGCGTTTGTTAGCAGGTAGTCACATTACATTGTTTAGTCCAAATGATGTTCCTAAGTTATATAACGCATTCTACGAAGATCAAGACGAGTTTAAACGTTTGTATGAAAAGTACGAACGCAAAACTTCTATTAGAAAGAAAAAAGTGCCTGCTATGGAATTGTTTAGTACATTTATTCAAGAACGTAAAGACACAGGTCGTGTGTACTTAATGAATGTTGATCATGCTAATGAACATGGTTCATTTAAACCCGATATGGCACCTATTAAGATGAGTAATCTTTGCTCGGAGATAGACCTCCCTACCAAACCACTTAATAGTTTTGACGACGAAGAAGGTGAAATTGCATTGTGTTCGTTATCTGCTATCAATTGGGGTGCATTTAAAACTCCAAAGGATATGGAACGTGCTTGTAACTTAGCAGTACGTGGCTTGGACTCGTTATTAACATACCAGGAATATCCTGTTAAAGCGGCACAAAAGGCTACTGAAAATCGCAGACCACTAGGTGTTGGTATTATTAACCTTGCATACTTTTTAGCAAAACATGGCGTTGGTTACAATGACCAAGAAGGTTTAGAGTTGGTTGATACGTGGGCGCAACATTGGAGTTACTACTTAATTAAAGCAAGTAACGAGTTAGCACAGGAAGAAGGTGCTTGTCCATTAAATAACGAAACAAAATACAGTGACGGTATTTTACCAATCGACACCTACAAAAAAGAAGTCAATGAAATTGTTAAACATAAAAATAAAATGGACTGGACTAACCTACGTAAAGACCTTAAGAAGTACGGAGTTAGAAATAGTACACTAATGGCACTAATGCCCAGTGAAACAAGTTCGCAAATTAGCAATGCAACTAACGGTGTTGAGCCACCAAGAAGTTATGTGTCAATTAAACAAAGTAAAGACGGTGTAATGGCACAAGTTGTTCCTGAGTTTAGACACCTAAAGAACAAATACCAACTACTATGGGATCAGCCAGGTCCATCGGGATACTTAAAAGTAATGGCAGTATTACAGAAGTACATTGACCAAGGCATTAGTGTTAATACAAGTTATAACCCTGTGCAATACGAAGATGAAAAGATTCCAATGAGTAAAATGTTGGAAGATATTATTACGTTTTATAAGTACGGCGGAAAGCAGTTGTATTACTTCCAAACATTCGATGGTGCAGGTGAAATGACGGTCGATGATGATGATGAATGTTCGTCGTGTAAGATTTAAGGAGAATTATGTCAGTAATTAATTTTAGTAAAGAAAAAAGCCACATTGATAGTCCAATGTTCGTAGATCCAAATGGTTCTATGGGTTTTCAACGTTATGAAACATTAAAGTACGAAAAGATTGATAAGTTAACAGACAAACAAATGGGTTTCTTTTGGAGACCTGAAGAAGTTGAACTTAATAAAGATGTTAAGGACTTTAAAGGGTTAAGTGACCACGAAAAGCATATCTTTACATCCAATCTTAAACGTCAAATCCTTTTAGATTCAGTACAAGGAAGAAGTCCTAGTCTAGGATTCTTGCCATTAATTAGTATTCCTGAGTTAGAAGCATGGACTACATTGTGGTCGTTTAATGAAACAGTACATAGTAGAAGTTACACGCATATTATCCGTAATGTATATGCAGATCCTAGTGTTGTGTTTGATGAAATGCTAGATATTCAAGAAATTATTGATTGCGGCGCAGACGTAAGTAAGTACTATGACAATTTAATTGAATACAGTAATTACTATCAATTACTTGGATACGGTACGCATACAGTTAATGGTAAGAAAGTAGAAATTACAGAGTACGAGTTAAAGAAACGTATTTACTTAGCAATGCTTAGTGTAAATGTACTAGAAGGTATTCGTTTTTATGTGTCTTTCGCTTGTAGTTGGGCATTTGCTGAACTTAAATCAATGGAGGGCAATGCTAAGATTATTAAGTTAATTTGTAGAGATGAGAACTTGCACTTAGGTTTCACTCAAACTGTTCTTAAAATGATGCCAAATGATGATCCAATCTTTGCTAAGATTAAAGAAGATACAAAGGAAGAAGCAACAAGAATGTACTTAGAAGCAGTTCAGCAAGAAAAGGATTGGGCTAAATACTTGTTTAAAGATGGTTCTATTATTGGTTTGAATGAAGAACTATTATGTCAGTATGTTGAGTTTATTGCAAACAAACGTATGAAGGCAGTTGGCTTAGAATCGCCATTTAAAGGTGGCTCTGACCCACTACCATGGACAGGAAAATGGATTTCAGGTTCAGAAGTACAAGTGGCTCCTCAAGAAACCGCCATAACTTCTTATATAATTGGCGGAGTTAAGCAAGACATTACCGACGATACATTAAAAGGATTTAGTTTATGAATGTATTAATAGTTGGTGATAGTTGGGCATGCGGTGCATACACTGATGAGAGAATAGACAACAACGAGGACAAAAGTTTCACACACGAGCCTATACAAGTATTAAAACCATTACTTGAAGCAGATGGTCACAGTGTTCGTGTTGTGTGTAATCCGGGAGGAAATGATAAACAGTCATTAAAGTTGTTAAAAAAACACGGTCATTCGGATGATGTTGTTATTTTTTACAAAACATGTACATTAAGGTCAATTAGATTAGATGATATTACACAAGCAGGAGGGTTAAAAAATGCAATTGATAAATTTGATAACCGATTGTATCGTGAATTAGAGTCTCTTTCTATGCGTGTTTTTTTAATAGGTGGGTTAGATAAGATTGTGCAACACGTTGATGTTGAGTACGTATTGCCAAGTCTACCCGAATATTTACTAAACGAACCAATACCACAACATAGTAGTGGCAGAGATTTCTTTGATGATTTTGGAAATTGGTATAACTACAAAAAAGTATCGATTGATGATTTGGAACTAGCAAATGAATTGATGATGGATTCTATTAAAATGTATCGATTGTTTGCAGATAATCCAATGTATTTCCCAGATTTAGGACACCCTGGAGAAAAAAGTACAAAAATATTTTACGATTTAATTAAGGAAAAACTATGATTACAATTTATAGTAAAGAAGGATGCCCGCACTGTGTTAAAGCAAAGAACTTATTAGAAGAGTACAGTATTGAACACAATGTAGTTAAGATCGACGAAGATGATTTAGCAAAGGATTTTGTAGTAAAGGAAGGTCACAGAACAGTTCCGCAACTATATGTTAGAGATACCTTGTTGGTTGAAGGTGGCTTTGATGGATTATCTAGGGTACCTCAAGCATTACTAGAAGCACGTGTCGTTGAAATTTTAAGCGATTACGACAAAGACGCAAAGTAATGATACAAATTTATAAAGGTTCGATTTATAGTTTTAAATTACTTAGTGGTGAAGAATTTATTGCTGAAGTACATGAAGTTGGACATACAAATTACGATATATCTAATCCACTTGGGGTTGCATTAACTGCTCAAGGTCCTGATACATTTCCTGCTATGATAGCAGGCAACATGAAACGTGTTATGCAGTTAAACAAGTCGGCAATTGCTATAGTTGCGGAAGTAGAGGAACACATTCAGCAATCGTACCGAAAAGCAATCGAAGAAATGCACAACGAACCTACTAAACAAGTGCTTACTGAATAAATAATATTATGCCATCGGTTAGTAGAGTAGGAGACAGTTTAAGCACAGGACATGGGTGTACAGGAAGTACATCTATCGCTAGTTCGAACACGGACGGCTCCGTAAAAGTAGATAATATAAATGCGATAGTTGTTGGAGCACCAACAGTATCACACCCGTTCCCACCCAATCCACCGTGCGCTCCGCATGTTGCTAATTTGAATGCAGGTTCAAGTTCAGTTTTCGTTCAAATGATTGCTGTAGGTAGAGTAGGCGACAGTGCAGATGCAGGCGTAATGACATCAGGAAGTGGAAGCGTATTCGCAGGTTAGTATGCCATATCAATGGATAGATAAACTTAACGAAAGTAATAGTCGTTTACACAAAGAAGCAGTTATTGGAGAAGCATATACTGCATGTACGTTAGGCAGTCGAGCGGCTTGTATATTCCTTGAAAATGCACAAGAAGCGTACGACCCGTTTACAAAGTTCCATACAAAACAAGTACCTATAACAGAAGGATTAACTGATAAAAAGAACAGTTGGCACTTCTTTCAATTCTTACTTAAAGATTTAAGTACACGTCGTATTACAGGTAATACAGCAATACAGCAAGTATATGAATTAAGTAAAGAGTTCGATAGTGAGAATTGGAATAAGTTAGCACGCCCTACGTTATTAAAGGATTTGCGTATTGGAGCAACTGCTAAGACATTTAATAAAATACTAAAAGGCACAAAGTACGAAATACCTACATTTGAGTGTATGTTAGCAACAGACTCCAAAAAACATCAGAAGAAATTAGTTGGACAAAAGTTCATTCAAAAGAAACTCGATGGTGTTAGAACACTTGCAATATTACATCCTAGTCACATTGAGTTACGTAGTAGAAATGGTAAGCAATTTGAAAACTTTAAATCCATTGAACGTAGTTTACGTAATGTTAGAGGTGAGTTTTATAAAGCATTGCCGTATTTGTATGACCCTATCGTACTCGATGGTGAAATAATGAGCGATGATTTTCAAAGTTTAATGCGCCAAGCACAACGTAAGCAAAACGTACAAACAGAAGATTGTGTATACAACATATTTGATTACATACCGTATGAAAATTTTCAACAAGGTAAGTGGTCACAAGTGCAAGAAGATAGGTTTATATTTTTGGATAGTGTGCGTGAAAAAATACAACAGTTAGATAATATAGAAATATTACCAATGCCTAGATTAGTTGATTTGAATACAGACAAAGGTCATTCCGAAATGAAAGAATACGCAGAACAATGTGTATCTGAGGGGTACGAAGGAATCATGATTAAAGACCGTTTCGGTGTTTATGAATGTAAGCGTAGTGCGCAGTGGCTAAAATGGAAGCCCGTTATTACTGTTGATTTAACAGTAGTTAATATCGACGAAGGTACAGGCAGAAATATAGGTAAATTGGGTGCATTGGTTTGCGAGGGCAAAGACCAAGGAAAAAAAATTCATGTTAATGTTGGTTCGGGTTTAACTGACAAAAACAGAGAAGAATTTTGGACAGAAAAGGACAATTTAATCGGTCAAATAGTCGAAATTAAAGCAGATGCTGTAACACAAAACCAAGACGGAACATATAGCTTAAGGTTTCCTAGATTCGAACGTTTTCGTGGATTTAACTCAGGAGAAAAGTTATGAGTAGTGTTAAGTTAATTGATATACAAGTAGCAATTCAAAACTCAATAAGTGCTACATTTGAAAAATATAATCATGTAGTAGGAAAGGACTTTCTCCACTTTCAAGATAAATTCGAAAACCATCATAATTGCAAAGTAGTAAAACGTTATTCACAAACACAAGCATTGTATTCTGCTGTTGCAGATATATCGTACTGGTACGAGTTAAAATTTAACAATCCGCATGATATTACTATGTTCGTTTTGAAGTGGACGTAATAAATACTATGTGCCTGTACGCAAAGACCCAAGTGACTTAATAGGCTTTAACAATGCACTTAAACATGCAATAAATGAAGCAAGTAAAAATCACAATAAAACCATATGCACTGTACTCCAAACGGATTGCGGATGCAAAGTAATCAAAACAATTGACGACCCAGAAAGTTTAAATTCAGGTATGAGTTTAGTTGACAAAGATGTTAGCGAGACAATGAAGAACTTTAACC